GTATATTAAAGAAATAATACTTTGATGTACATTTATTTTATCTTGTAAAGGTAATCCGGGACTATGCATTAAGAAATCACCTGGTCTCCAAAGTCCGCTATAACCTAAAAAATCTAATGTAGTGGGTGCTCGATTAACTTTAAACGTGATATTAGGGTATGCATTTAAATAACGTTGTGGAACAATTTTAATCATATCCTTATTGTTCTCATAAGAGTCTATCATTAATCCCTGTTCGAACCATATGGGATGACATACTGGCATACTATCCATTATCATCTGTAACCAGTCTCTAGCTCGTTGAGTATTTCTTATTAAAAATACATCTGTATTGAAAATAAAATTAAAATCTGATGCAATTGTTACATCATATCCTTCATATAAAAATTCATTTAATGGAATATGAAAGTTAGTAATTGAAGTGTCAGTGCCGCACCAAAAAAGTGCGTCATGTTCTTTTTTATCCATTATTTCTATAAGTAATTTAATTTTTTCAAATCCAAGAAATGGATGATTATAATTAAAATTATCATTTTTTGCAATGGCATCATAGTTATATCTATGGGCATATAATAATTTATTGTTATCCCATGTTGTATTAGCCAGTCCCTGATAATTTGCATCGTGTAAAGTTACTAGTGCGAACCGCATTTTATTACCTATTATGGATTGTGATGTGATATTAATTTTTGATGTACATATATTTTATTGTAACCTGCAAGTCTGAAATCTTCACATATTACAGCAGTATCGCAGTCTGATCTTTTCCATCTTGGATTTATATAACCGTATCTAATACCTTTCTGAAATGGCTCTGCATTATATAAACAAACACCATTTGCTGTTGCCCAGAATTCTTTAACAGGGTTAATTTCCCAATCAATGAATTTTTCCCCAACTTCCTCAAAATTATTACGTCTTGTACACCATGTGTCATATACATTACCGGTACCGTCGCTTCTATTTAACAATCCGCTGAATACGTCTATAGACTTGAGTCCAAATTGTTGAAAATTTACTAAATCGTATATTAATTTTGGATTGTATAATATATCAGGTTCTATATTTAAAATATAATCAGCATTTAGATATAAATCTTTAGCCACTAATGCTTTATTTCTAGCATTTGCCAGATTACGTACACGATCTTCCTCCATTGTGCTACCGTAATACCTTGTTCCGACATCTTCTGTAATAACACTATAGTCAAGAAATTGACTCATGTCTAACTGGTGTAACATTTCTTTTGTACGATCTGTACTATCATTTTCGTAAATGCTGATATACCAGTTTGCTTGATCCCCTATAAGACTTATAGCAGCATTTAATTGTTTCCAAAAAGTATCTATATGTATTTCTCGATTTCTCATAATAGAGACAACTAGTATGTTCATTGCAAGTCCTTATATTTTTATATTTTATATATATTGTTCAATTTACTTAACCAATTATGGTAGTGATTTTCATTTAAAATATCAAGATACTTATTATCGTCTAACGTAAATCTTGATAAATTTCTATGATTAAATAATTCATCACCGTTTCGATCACGTTGTACCATTACCGATCCGCCGCCCCATTTTCCATATTGATTAGTAACTCCCTTGCTAAACGGACCATATGGCATAAATCCAAACGGAATGTTTGAATCAGAATGATAATTTATTCGTAAAGCCCGATGACCTTTTAAATGTCCTATACGCTGCCATGCAAGTTTAAAAGTTTCTTTATCACCGCCAAAGTTATAGTAAATTTCACAGTTGTCAGCATAGTACTTGACTAGCGCAAATTCTATCCAACACGTATTTTTGTTTAAAACTAACTGCCCCGATTCAAATGGTTCGCCATCATTTACTGGTACATTGAATATGGGCCACATGCTACTATTACTACTGTACTGATCAGCTGAATCTGGACTCAACATATCTCTCCAGAATAAACTACCTTTAGCTAGATATTCTGTATCGTCAAATAGAAATTCAGGATTTCTAATTGGACAATTGTCTGCATCTATCCATAGATTTTCTGCATACGTGCTTTCATATAGCGCATATATTTTACAGGCCCACCCGTGTTTATGACCGTACCTACTGATAAAGTCTTTTGGTTGTCCAGTAATAGTTTTAATCTTAATTAAATCTGGATTGACACTTTCTAATAGTGCAATTTGCTCACTGGTTAGTTCGCCAGGTCTATGAAAAATTTCAACAGGTAATTCACACTTTAATCTATTCAGCTCATTCAATAGCACCCAAGTACTTGCTAATTCTTTATCATAGCAAGTTGTTACAATACTACGACCTTTTGCATAGACTTTTGGTGTTTGACTCTGTAAGAACTCTTGTTCTTTTCTATGTAGATCCTCTAAATTAATTTCCACAGAACTTCTCCGCATCAGATTTAATCATATCAGTGACAAGATCTTTAAATGTAAATTCTCTGTGCCAGTTTAAGATCTTTCTGGCTTTTGTACTATCTCCAATTAATGTTTTTCCATCAGCCGGTCTGAAAAATTTTGGATCAATTTCTATTAGAACTTTTCCGGTTGAGTAATCGATGCCTTTGGCATTGATTCCGTTGCCAGACCATATCAATTCATAATCAAGGTAAGCAGCAGCAATTTCACAAAATTCTTTAATACTATGACATTCTTCGCTGCTTATCACATAGTCGTCTGCTGTGTTATATTGTAACATAGAATGCATAGCTCTTACAAAATCACTGGCATGACCCCAATCTCGTTTAGCATTAATGTCACCTAGTTTAATTGAATTACCATTATTGAATTTTATGTTAGCCAGTCCCGATGTAATCTTCTTAGTTACAAATTCTGTACCTCTTAGAGGACTTTCATGATTATAAGTTATACCATTACATCCAAAGAATCCCCGATTCTCTCTAGCACTTTTAACATACCAGTATGCTGCTACTTTTGCTACGCCGTAAGGGCTGCGGGGATGTAAAATAGTCTGTTCACACTGCGGACTTGTTTCTGCTTGACCAAACATTTCACTGGTACATGCTTGATAGAACTTGATATTCATATCGGTATTCATAATTGTTTCTACAAATCTATAGACACCGGTACTATTAACTTCCATAGTGTATAATGGCACATCTAGACTAGTTGACACAAATGTTTGTGCAGCAAGATTATAAATTTCGGTAGGTTGATACTTGGATAAAAGTCTTTGTATATTAAACGGTTCTATTAGGTCAAAGTATTCTATTTGAATACTGTTGATATCGACTCTGAGTTTTTCTAGTCTACTTAAATTAAGAGAACTAGAACGTCTGGCTAAACCAACTATATTATAACCGCCAATGGCTTGTAAGTACTTTGCTAAGTATGCACCGTCCTGCCCGGTGATACCTGTTATAAATGCTGTCTTAGTCATTTATTATCACCGTTGGATTTATCATCATACTCTTGCAATACCAGCGGCTTCAAACTGTCAATTCTATCATATTGATGAACTATACAATAGGGAACACCCTGCTCAGTCTTAACAATATGGGCATCTATAATAGGTTGTGTATCCTGATAAGCTTCTAGGTATTTTTTTAAAACTGTAGGGTCCTGCTTGGCCATTATACCAATATCTCCGGCACCCGATTCAATAGCAGATCTAGTGGTACCTAGTTGAATAGCCCAGGAATCTCGGTTAGTGGTGTAATGTAGAAGATCATTATAGGGTTTCTGATTAATTAGGAAGTTATATACTGCTTGATCTACAACAGAAATAGGTCTATTCAAACTCATTTGAAAGATCATCAGTAGCAAATCTTTAACATAATCAAACTGACCGGCAATAGTACCTACGTTATGAATCAAACTATCTTTTAATTTATCGTGTAAAAATGGCCCAAAAGTTTGATATAAATTTTGATTACCCCATGGTTCATCTTTGTACGCTAACCCTTCTGAACTAGCAATTAATTGTTTGTTTATGCAATGCTTACTTAGATATTCGCTTGGATTAGTTTGAAAAACAACGTCTCTGGTATCAGTGACTATAACATATCTATATTTTTCTTTAAGTACATCTAAAAAATTCCAGAGATATATAAATCTTTGTACATGTGGTGCTGTTTGATCAGTTGATCTATAGGTGCCTGTTGTATCCTTTTCACCGTATACAAACGCCGTAACACCAACTGATTGCAATTTTTCCAGAGTTTCTGTGGTTATATTTGTGGCTACTATAACAATATCACCTGTGAAGCCGCAACGTTTAATAGAGTTTACCCAATACTTTAACTCTGACCAGGAATAATTAGCTGCCCCTCCTATAATTAGATCTTTCATAGTAAACCTTATATAAAAGTCTAGTTTACTTTGGTTGGTATATTATGAGCAATTTAAATCGATAAATTTATTAGCACCCATCATGCACATTAATTCTATAACTTTTCTACCACCCGGACTGGCTACAATATCGCCTAGGGTTTTAGCAGTTTTAGAATCATCTCTAACTTTGGCCAGTAGTGGTAGTTTGTTTTTTATCAGTTCAAAATCTTCTTGTGGCCATTTTGGATTATCAAAGTATGCTAATGCCTTGAACCAACGCATGATCAAGTCCGGGTGCTTGTCAATTCTACTGTATGATGCACGAGTAAATCTAATCACACCGTCTTTGATATCCTTTATACCGTCGGCATAATCGTGTATCTTGCCATCCATGTCTAGGCTCATGGTATTGATGGTAAGATCTCTACCGAGTGCATCTTCTTCCCAATCATTCCCGCGAGTAATAGCCATCCTCCCTGCATCATCTACGTCTATCTTGTATGCTATACTGCTAACGTCTACTTTTTCTTTACCAAACACAGCCTTTACTGTACCGTGTTCAATACCACCTGCATCATATTCAATACCTTCCAAATCAAAAATCAGTATTAATTCTGCAGGATCTGCATCGGTAACAAAATCCACGTCGCGCGGTACTTTGCCTAATATAAAGTCTCTGACAGCACCGCCGACTACACGTAGATCGAAACCATACTTTCGTATAGCATTCACAACTGATTGTATCCCAGGTGAAAAAACTCGTTCAAATTCTTTGATATCAATTGTCTGTATGATTTCGTCTTCGAATATGTTCATGAGATATTTATAAACTCACTCGCCAAGTTCCGGGTGTATACATTTGTTCTACGTATAAGCTCCATTCACCGTTTGCCCAAGTATAAATTTTACCACTAAACAAGTTTGTAACAAATTGTGTGGTATTGATGCTGTTATTAGCAGAAAATACAACTATCCAGCCGGAACCTGTGAATTCGATTACGTCGTTTATTTCTGCAGATACGTTACCCCAGATTGAGCTTGATTCACTAGGTTTATTTAATAACAAGTATCTCTGTCCTAATGCTGATGCAGGTAATCCTTGATTTGGTCCCTTAGCTTGTGGGTCAATGATAGCATTAATAGGTGATAAAGTCATGGAAGGTAAACTTTGTGTATCTATTTTCCAAACGACCCTATTTTGATCTATTGGATGTTGACTAAGCCACCCAACAAGATCTTTTGAATTATCTTCGATATCGGATGATTTTATTATTCTCAGTTGGCTCGCATTAGTACCATATACCGAGTAATCATTAAACTTACCGTACGGCTCAAATAATCTCCACCATGCTAAATTACCGCCCGGATATGTAGTAGATTCTAGACCAAGTCCTGCTAGTGGCGTTCCGGCCCCATCTACAAATATGTTATCTCCTCCGGAATTATTAACAAATCTGAGAGAATTGCTATTATACAATTGAATACTATAAGAAGTGTTTGCTAGTAATGTATGCATATTATCGACAAACGTTGATAAATTGCTAGTTGTAACATTTATGTTGATATTGTTATATAAGAATGTAGTACCAGGAACAAGTGTTGGATTAACTGTAGTACTAGTTACAGTTGGTAAACTATCAAGATCTCGCTGATCTCCACTTCTGCTTAATAATCTGATATCATATGTAGAATTTCCGGTGTAATCTAAACTAACACTAAAATCACCAAAAGTTGTTATGCTTCTAGAAAGGAACTCATACTCGTTCCATTCCCAGTCATTTTCATCTTTAGTTCCTTCTATAATATTGGCTACGATTTCATCTATTATATTTTGTCTTTTAACTTTAGCAGGAGGATTAATCCAAATTGGAACTTTGAACATCAATGTTAATACATCTATCGGATTATCAGTTCCTACAGGAATGCTTCTACTAGTCCATGTAATACTATCTTGCATTTCTATATATGATAAGAACGTCCAATCTAACGGATTTGTACTGGTTTGAAAGTCAATGGATGGATTATATAACATAAAGATTTGTTCTATCAACTGTTCTTTCTGGTCAGTGTTACTAGTCCAAATGTCTACTTGCATTGTGAGAGTATATGGGATAGGCATATAACGTTCTACGGTATAACGATTACCAATATCTGATGTATATGCTTGATTTTCACTATCATATAGTCGTTCATTTACTTGAACTTTTTCAACTAATGTCGGGTCTTGTCGACGGTCAGATGACATAGAAATTCCATTCACTATACAAGATATAAATGGAGTGGTTAGTAAAGTATTCTGACTATTACCTTGTACTACAGACTGTGCTATACGGGACGGATCACCATATCTGCATGGTACACGCTGTAATGTTGGACTTGCACCAGTTCCTACATTAACATAAAAGTTACTGAAAGCTCTAATAAATTGTAATCTGTATTGTCTTAATTGACTAGCATAAAAATAATTCATGATGTTTGCTCTTGTTTCAATATTTATAGCCTATAAATATCATCATGAGCACAAGTTACATTTATGTTATCGGAACAGATGAACCACCGTTTAAAGTTGGCATCAGTAAAAACCCAAAGTCGCGTCTAAAAAGTTTACAAACAGGCTTCCCCCATAAACTTAAAATACACGTTATGAAGCCAACTGAGGCTGTTAAAACAAAAATGCTAGAAACTATAATACATCGTAATATTGATCGCTATAAGACACACGGTGAATGGTTTAATTTGGATTTAGAAACGATTTTACTAGAAATAGACTATGCTCTTATACGGTATGAGGACGACCCAATGTTAAATTTTCTAGCAAAAGATCAAGTGTTGTTTACTAGATTTAGATAATATCTGGATCAATTTTTGGTTTTATTGCTTTACGTAGATTTTGTTGCTCACCGATGGTTGTTTTATCATCAAGTGTTGTAATATTGGTATTGTTGATAAATGTTTCAAGCACACGATTAGCAGGTGACCAACTTGCTCTATAATTGATTTCAGTTCTCACCCACTTGTTTGCTTCTCTTTTAAACAATAGATTTGGACTGTAGTCTGTTCTTAAGAACCAATCCCCTATTTCTGGATTGATAGGAAAAGTAATACCATTTGCAACTGGCTTGCTTTGATTTGGAGGAATACCATCACCTGCCCAAATGGTTACAGGTTTATCTAAGTCCCCTTGTAGTACATAATAGTGTGCGCCCTGTAAGTTTCTAAACGGAACTTCTGCTTCTGCTTCTGTTAATATAGCATCATTGAGTGCAATTTCAGCATTATAAGTGCTTAGTATATCAGTCAATGATAGATTAGTGCCACTTCCGTCTGGATTTGGTATAGGATCGCCACTGGCGTCAGTAGCAGGCTTGCTGAGGATATCTTTAAACTCTTGTGCATCTGTAAGAGGTGAACATTTGACACGCCACATATGGGGCCACCAAGTTGGACTATATCCTTCTGCTGGACGAGTACCCTCATCTACTACATAAAATTTACTGATAGCATAAGGTAATCCGGTGACTTGATCATCGCGTTGGTGTAGCAATTCTATAACATCGCCGCTGTTGATACGTCTACCTAATGCTTCTACCATTTGATTCAAATGAAATGTGATAAAGATAGTATCGTTAGATAAAAATAAACCAAATTGTCTTAGATCAAATTCAGTGTCACTTACTTGATAATGACCTTTAAGGCTATAAACATCGGGGTCATATTTACGATCCCTGATTTCCATATTAAGCGGATCCTGAATAGTAAGATCAGTAGTACCGTCTACACCTACATTTACGCCGCCTGCTATAACATTACCAGCATTTGCAGGACCCAAGTACATGTGAATCCAAAACTCAGTACCACCTACACGATACTGCTCTCCAACAATTCTATCGATGAGTTTGTAATCGTTAGTCTTAACATTGGGACCCTTCCAAAGTGTTAACGGTGGCATACTAAGTTACTCCATAATTTGTATTATTTATAGATAAAATTTTGGTTGACAACGAGTATAGGTATGCTACTATGCATATGTTAGCTGTTTGACATGGAGAATTGCATGATCAATGACATACATGATGTTAATACAGTTGTATACAATCAACGACGTTTACAATCACTGAGCAAAGCTACTAGAATTGACTTTTATGCTAACGCTATTGCCGATAACAATGCACGTAGCTTGTTTGTAAACGGTAATCGTCCAAATGTAAACGACGTTCCGAAAGAAAATTTTGAAGAGCTTGTTAGCTATGATAGCGTAAACACCCAAGCATACCCTGTATTAGTATACCTAAACGGTACACAAATGGTTGGATGGTATGACATTGAAAACATGTACGGCTACATTACAAAACACCACAAGTAAACATATGTAAACATAGCGGAAACGGTTGACAAAACTGCCGTTTCCGCTATACTCATATGTATAAAGGAGACTGTTCATGGCTACTGTATTGGCTAAATCTACTAAAGATTACGGAGTTGATTTCTCCGAAATTTCAGCATCCAACGAACGTCATATTCGCAATTGGCAGTGGGGCATGGATACTGCTAGACTTGATATTGATAATGCTACACTAAAACGTGAGTTTCTAGTTTGGGCAGAAGTTAATGAACTTGAAGGTGTTGAACACTTTGCAGCTCTTCCAGAACATCGATTTTTAACCATTGGGCGTATGGCATGGTTAATGAATAACGGTGCTGAGATTCCAGAAAACAGTGCTGCTTTTCTATACAAGCAAATCGAACAGCTAAAAACTCTAGCACCAGAAGCGGTCGAAGCCAAAGAAGATGACGGAAACATACCGCTAACAAATGATGCTCGCAAGATCATACAGTATGTAAACTTGTACAGCTATATTGATGCTGTTGTTGTTAAACATGTCGACGAGTTAGATCAAATTGAAGAGTTAGTACACACCCGCATCAAAGACTTTGCACCACCAATGGCTCAGTTGCGCAAATTGTTTGCACACTACAAAGAGAACCTGGATGATGCACTAAACGAGCGCGAAAATGAGTTAGTATTGGCTACTATTGAACCATTAGCTACAGTTGTTAATGTACTAGCTGCTTGTACTGGTAATGCCAAAGCCATTGCTGCTGTAAAGAAGAAAGTTGGTAATCGAGCTGCAAAAGCTGCTAGCAAAGCGTCTGTTAAGATTGTAGATGCAGATACTAATATTGTTGGATTAAGTCCAGTATTGCTGGTTGGTAATAATGCAGCCCTTGTGTATAATACCAAAAATCGCAAAGCCATGCTGTATGTAGCCAAAGATGGTGAGACGTTAAGTGTTAAAGGCACCTACATCACTGGATATGATGAGCAAGCAAGTTTTGGTAAAACACTACGTAAACCAAAAGAGCAGTTTACTAAGATACTTGCCGGTGTTGTCAATGTTAAGAGACTTACACAAGTACTCGGCGATTATATAGCCGGTAAGCGACACGACTTAAACGGTAAGTTGAATAAAGAAACACTGATTATCAAAGTGTTCAAGTAAACCCATCAAGTCATTGGTAAATACTAAAAAAGGTATTTGCCAATGACACCGTTACGACAGAAAATAATAGATGAAGTCCGCCTGATGATGGGCGGCGGTATGGTTGATATCGAACTAGATCCAGAACATTATCAAAATGCTCTGAACTTATCATTTGATAGATACAGACAGCGTAGTGGTGCTAGTAGTGAAGAAGCTTATATGTTTCTTAATCTAATATATGAGCAAACTGATTATACTCTGCCAGACGAAGTTGTTAGTGTTAGACAGATATTCCGTAGAGGTCTTGGTGAGACCACAGGTGGTACACAGTTAGATCCATTCTCATTAGCATACACTAACTTGTATCTATTACAAGCAGGTGCAGGTGGCGGATATACCGCAGGATTGCTGACTTTTGAGTTGTTTTATCAATACCTTAAGCAAGCTGGTCGTATGTTTGGTCGTGATATTAATTATACGTTTGATCCAGTAACACATAAACTCAGTATCATACGCAAGCCAACCGGCGACGAAGCTATACTATTATGGGTGTACAAGTATAAATCAGATGATCATATACTATCAGATCCATTTTCTCGTCCTTGGATAAGAGATTACACATTAGCATGGTGTAAAATGCAGCTTGGTGAGGCCTATAGTAAATTTAATACCGTAATCGGTCCACAAGGTGGAACAACCCTCAAGGGTGACGCTCTTAAGAACGAAGCTAAAGAGATTATGGATCGATTAGAGAAAGAAATAGACCTTTATATTGATTCGGCGATGCCACTTGGAATTATTATTGGTTGATTTTATAATATAGACATGTTAAGTCATAAATTAGTAGATTTTTGTGTAGAACTGTCAAAAAAGGAAAGATTACATTGGACAAATCTTCTTAAAAGCCAGTTTGCCAATGAAATAGAGGAAATTAAATCTAATATTGGTGCAAACAGCCCGAGACAGCTCATTTATCACATAATTAATAATTTGTATGAAATACCCACATGCAAATGTGGAAACCGTGTAAAATGGGACAAAACTAGACTGCGTTATTCATCTTATTGTTCTATAAAATGTGCAGCAATATATACGCAATCTCAAAGAATCGCTACAAATTTAAATAAATATGGTTGTGAGAATTATGCGCAAAGTGAGGAATTTATAAAAAAATCTAAAAGTACTTTTATAAAAAAATATGGAGTAGACAATCCCAGTAAATCAGTAGAAATTCAATTAAAAAAATTAGATACCAATAGAAAAAAATACGGTGTTGACAA